GGATCTTTACAATCTCGATCATTATCTAAAGCAGTTTTGCTTATGTCGTCGCCACTTAATGTTGTAAAATATGCATATACACCATTTGGATAATCGGGAGTAACTGTATATCTGCCATTATGTCTATCCAAATCACCACTGTTTTTGAAAGAATAGTCTTCAACAAAATGACCTAATGGGAAAATATTAACACTTGGTCTGTTAGGAATATCAGATTGATCTAATAATTCATATCCAGAAGTCATTTGTCTAACTTTTCTATTATCAATAGTGTCATAACCATAAGGTCCATAAATTGGATTTCCATCATAAGACCACCCAATTATAGGAGAATGATATTTTTTAGTGTTTACTATATCATTGGAGTAATCCGTTTTATATCTAAGTACACCATCATCTACAGACTTAGAATATATTTTTCTTCTTAAATTTCTAGGTGCATATGAATGACAACATTGAAGTTCATATTTAGAACTGATGCCTTCGTAGATAACACTATCATCAATATTAAGTTTATTTGCGGTTATTAGTCTATTATTTTTTCCTTTCAATCTTTCTACAGTATTGATATTCCAAACTTGAGGATAAGATTTTAATGATGGATCTGTAATAGGATCGATTATTTCTACCCTCAACTCACTCTGAGTGTAATTCATTCCTGGGTTTATAACTTTAACTTCAGTTAAAATTCCATCAGAAGAAATAACAGGAGATAAAATTGCACCTATACCAGTTCCAATTCCAGATAGTACAATATCTGGTGGTGCAGTATAATTTTCTCCTCCATTTAAAACTACAACCTCTTTAATAGTTCCACCCGAAACTATAGGATATACTGAAGCATTAATGCCTTTATTCAATATAAAATCTGGTTGTTTATTATAATTAATTATTTCAGATGATCCATATCCAACTCCACCTTGATTTACATATATTGATGTTAAATTGCCTCGAAAAACTCCTTGGAGAACTGGAGTAATATTGGAATTGGAAGCATCATCACTGCCTGAAATAAAAATTGTTATTGGTTCATAATTAAAAGTATGAGTTCCAACACCACTAGAAGTTAAATTAATGTATTTTTTAGAGTTATAAAAATAAAATTTACCAGTGGTGCCAATACCAACTGAAGATAGTTTAAAAGATTTATCATCAATTCTAGTTACAACATAAGATGTCACTGCCAATCCAGAAACAACAGTTTCTGTACTACCGAAATATTTTACGATTTCACCACTCTGATATGGATGACTGTAAACATTTATAGTATCTGTAAATGTATTAATACCAGTAGAATTAACAGATATTTTTTTATTTTTATACCCAGATCCAGGATTATCAATTACGATAGCATTTAATTTTTTCTTCTTTTCTGTCGATTTAAAGGAGTGATTTCCAACACCATTTTCAACAGATATTGTAGAAACTCCACTCAATGCATCAGACTTATTCTTATGTAATGTAATATTAAAATCATTTACAACATTTACAAAATATGTTGAAGCAGTAGACAATCCAGATATGGCCTGAGAACCTCCTGTTTGATAAATGACAGATTCCCCAGTACTAAACTTATGATAAGTAGAGAATCCTATAGTATGACTAGATCCAACTACAATTGTTGCATCAGATGCGTTTATAAAAGATTCATGATCATATGTAACTAATCTTGCTGTTGCTTTTGCACCGATTCCACCTCCACCACTAATCGATATTACTGGGTTTGATGTGAAATTAAAACCAGGATCTAAAATATCAATTCTTTCTAATTTACCTTCAACGGCACAAAAAATTGATGCCCCCACACCAACATCATCAGATACTGTTATTACTGGTGGTGTAATAATATCATAATTGTCACCAGTAGAAATAACATCAATAGACTTTATTGGTCCGTAATAAACATTGTCAGGGGACTTGTAATTAAGAATTTCTACACCATTTACAAGTATTCCGGTAGTTCCAGATAAAGTATCATATTCAATACCATCATTTAATGGAGTCTCAATAGATCTAACTAATCTTTGTCCATCTAAACTTAAGGCATTATTATCATTCTTAGAAAATCTAAACAGAGAAATAGTATCTCCTGATAATGATGATGTAGTTGATATAAAATTTGAATTCTCGATATCTAATCTAGTTCTTGAAATCTTTATCTCATTATCACTTTCCTTTTTAACGTAGTATATTGATGTTGATATTCCAGAACTAGATCCATTATATGCAATAACATCACCAGTGAAAAATCCATGGTTATTAATAGTAATTTTATCGTCAGTAAAATTACCATTTAAATTGTACTTAAATTGATTAATATTTAAATCTACTTGATATTTTGGTATAGAATTAGATGTTACATATCTAATATCACTATTAGTATCTTTATATACATTTAGAACATCTGTTAAAAATCCATTATCGTATTTACCAATTAATTTCTTAACACTCAGTATTCTTTGATCATTGCCATTTAACTCTAAGTTTTGAACATTGAATACTCTTCCAGGAACAGTTTCATTAGAAATGAATACATCTCCAACCGATTTTTCAGTAATTGTCAAATTACCGTCAACATAAGAATACTCAACCTCAACTAAATCTCCATTATATAATCCATTATCATCAATTGTCGTAATTTTATACTTATTATTTCCTATCTTTAAATATTCAGAAACATTACATTTGACACTGACATTGAATATCCAATTTTTATCTTTAGGATCCTCACTAGTATATCCAAGATTAATAATTCTACCAACGTCACCCTTATCATAATAGATATTTGGTTCTGATATATCTACATCAGAAAGAACACCAGTTACTTTAAATCTAATTTCAGATCCATTCTTATCATACCCAAAAGCATATGTATTAACACCAACGACACTAGTTCTAGGAATACTTAAATCAATACCTTTACAATTTAAAAATTGATTTACAGTAGTACCATCATAGGATATAATAGTATCATTAAAAGATATTTCACCTTTCTTTGGAAATCCAATTGTAGAATCTACAGAAATTTTATCAGAATTTATTTCAACATCATCTAGTACTGATGTTTTTGGATGAATAGGAAGATCTCCAAAAACAGATCCTTGAACAGATATATCTTTATCAAAATCATAATCTAACATTAGTGTGGTATATTGAATACCATCTCTGACAATCTTTTTAGTGTCTGTTACAGTTCCAAATGCTCTAGTAATACTATCATATCCATCAAATTGATTCTGTTGAATAGTTTGATTTAATAAGTCTTCTGGATTCCCCTGAACAGATTCTACAACAATATTACGAGTTACTCGATACTGTGCATCAGAGGGTCTGAATAAATCTTTTCTAGGTAAAACAACTTCTACATCCTTTCCATATAATACTCTGAAAAGGATTTCAAAAGATCTCTCAGATCCCTTTGAAGAATAAAAATCTTTTGATTGTTTTACAAATATGTTTTGATTTAAGTCACTATCCAATTCACGATTTTCAAATCCAAACGCAAATTGACCTTTAACCTTATTAAAAAATTCTTTGAGGAATAAAGAACTTAGATTTTTTACTGTAGATCCATTTGCATGATTAACAGTTTCACTTGAAGAAAACGTAAAGTCTTCAGAATTTCCTACAGAATATTCAGTGATCCCACTAAATCCCCTACTACAATCAATAAAACTAGTGCTGGTTTTTGATTTATATAAAATAATTTCATTATTTACTAAGATAAGACCATAAGACTTTGGAAAACCCTCAGTAGTGCTTACACTAATAGTATCATCAAATCGATTAACCTCATTGGTTAACGTGGTCGTCTCTACAACATTATATAATTCATTAGTTTTGATGTATTGATCAATATTCTGTATAATATCTAATGGAGATCCTTTAGATTCTAATGATTGATAATACTCAGTAAGGAGTTCAGAAACTAGAGGAAAGTCATCTCTTACATAAGATGGTAGTTGACTTTCTACAACGGAACTGATTTTTATTCTAGTCTTTTCCATTTATTACTTTCTTACTATGGATTCATTAACATAACTAGAAGATGTGATGTAATTTGCACCTGATGTATCAGATCCAGACTCAATATTATCTGGAATCACATTAACACTAACATCTCTTCTATGATCTATCTGAAGGTAAAGATCTTGGATACCCAGAACATCGTTAGATTCTGGTATCGCAGACAACTCGATGATTGGTGTTCCACCATTAGATTTTACTGTAGACAATATATTTAATGGATTTGTAATTACCTCACCTTTGACATAATCAACAATTCCAACATTACGTCTTACAATAACAGGATTTACATCTGATTCTAAGTAAAATAAGAAGAGTGATCCTGTTTTACGGTTTGCATTTGGTATATCACCAAAATATACAGTATTTGATATACCACTTACAGTAAATCCAGAAGACTTTATATTATAACCAGACATACTCTTTATATGAAATTTATTTCTATAACAAATTTCATATTCTGCAAATTGATTCTCAGAGATTCTTAAGTCTCTACGCATTTGTATGGTAGTAATATTCGATGTGATAGAGATATCACTTTCATCAATTAACTTCTGATATTTACTATACTTAAACTTAGCACCATACTTATTAAGTTCCTCAGAGTCTGCATACTTATTAATATTATTTGTAATTTTAGTTCTCAATGCATCAGCACTTGAAATTCTATTGGAATTATAATAAACATTAGACCCCACTTCAATATAAAGATATTTTAAATCTAATATCTCAGGAACAATTCCTGCAACTGAATATTTCTTAAGTTCTGCTTTGATATTATCCTTTACTCTATTTGACAAATAAGATCCGTAAAATGGTTTGATTGTAATGAAAACCTGACCAAATCTAGGAGGAACTAATTCTTCCCCACCAAATGCAGTAACTGATTCTGCTTCTGGGTAAATCTTAGGAATAATTACTTCGTAATCAGATGCAGTCACTGCTCTGTTTTGTGATGCATACAGTCTTGGTGCATAATTACGGATTGAATTAACAGATTCCACATCAGATCCACCTGTTGCAGGAACATCTGTAAGGATTGTAGAGATTAAAGCATTTACACTTCTACCTCTATTGTCAACTAAGATACCACTAAAATTAAAATTAGAAGATCCATTAGCTTCTGGACCATCTGTAACTATATACGATACTTCAATAAAGTTATTATTATCTAACTTTTTACCAAATATCCCATCACCAAAAATAATTTCGTAGTATTCATCCTCTACTTCTTGTATAAAGAATATTCTTGAACTACTTGTTACATCCAGTAAACTAGATGATAGAATATACTTCGATGTTACATTACTAGATGCAGTGGGTCTTACCTTAACTTGAATCGTAGATGTATCAATACCACGATTATTTAAAATGAATCTTTGATTTGGATTACTTTCATTTACAGTAAAAGAACTTGTAACATAAGTTCCTTCATGAATATCAATCGTATCAAATATTGCAACTCCTACATTATTACTTCTTGTTACCGGAACTGTAATATCATCATTTACTGAAAATGAAAAGGAAGTAGAACCAAATGTTCTTGAATTAAATGCAAGACCTTTTTTTAAGGTTAATGTAGATATGGTGGTATCAGCAACTTCAACATTAAAACTTACATTTGCTTTAGGAGACTTTCGAGATCTAGGAAGATATCCAATATTTCTTGCAAGAGAAACAACATTTTCTCTTAATGTTGCACTATCAATAAAAACTTCATTACTCACCATATTCGCATTATATGATGATATGTATGTATTATATGCTAATACATCAATCAGTGTGGACAAATTTGACCCTTCAAAATCGTAATCAGTAAAATTTGAATTCGATTTCAAATAATCTTGAATCGAAGATTTTATTTGGTCAAAGTCTAGATTTGTAAAGTTGACTAATGCCATTATCTTACTGATTGTAATGCAAATGAAAGTTCTTGTGCTGGTACATTAATACCAACAATTCTATATTGAATCGTTACATTATATTGTAAATTATCAAAATTAGGTTCCACTCTTACTCTTATTAAATCAACCCTTGGTTCATAATTTTGAATTGTATTTTCAATTTCAGATTGAATATTAATAGCAGTTATATCACTAAAGTTTTCAAATAACTGTCTACTAACTCTTGAACCTAAATCAGGATTAAAGAATTTTTCACCAGGATATGTATATATTAAATTACGAATTGATCTTGCAACTGCAGTTTCATTTTTTACTGTAATTAAATCATAGTTAATTGGATTTACCTTTAGAGATAAACTAATATCTTTAAATGATTTACTTATTCTCTCTACAGGCATTGTCTCACAAAGGAGTTTGATTATAACTTATTTATTCACTCATTCCATTCTGTACGTACACTTAAATCACTACCTTCTACTACGTCAATTTCAATGTCCTTTGAATTAGATTCTCTTTCCTTTGAGGTCTTCCAAAAATAATCATCCTCATTACCCATACCAAGTCGATCATATCCATTCTCTACTTGATAATATTCTGTTGATACCTTGAAGTCAGGAATCTTAGGTTCCTTTGGAGTTAAACTGTTATCGTAGATACGAGTTCGATTATTTGGATATAAACAATATTGACCATTTACTAATTCAATTAGATTATGTGACTTATGTTCTGCAGGGTTTTCACTTGTTGCATAATCAATTGCATCAGGATCTTGGTGGTAATTATCAATCGTGCATACATAGGTGCCTCTCATCGTCCCGAAGTCCCTTGTATAAACCTCAAAGTCCATTGACCCTATAAATTTCTTATCGACTGCCACAACCCCATAATCCATACAATTCCAGAATTGTAAATTATGTAGAGTCATATCAGGTTCTGGTGTCCTTGGTTCTGATACAAATGCACTAATTGGTAACTTATCATACATTGCAGCATATTCTGGTAAATAAGTTTCAAAATAAAATGCACGACCAGGCATTGATTTTGCACTTACCCATACACCTTTGACAAATTCACCATGACCACTTTGATGATCAGTTAGATACTCTTTTCTTACCCATACTTCCTGAGATGGTAGATTACATATTAAACAAGACATAGAGAATATTTAAAATTTTTTTTCAAGAGCAACGCGCATTATACGCAGTTATTATATCTATAAACAAAAAAAAAGTACCTGGAATTACCCAGATACTTGCAATTATTATTTTCCTTGACCACGATATTTCTTTCGTGCCTTATTTCTACTGGTTGCAGCATACTTAGTGTTCTTCCCATCACCCTGTCGGGTATTCTTGGGTTTTGATTCTATGAATACTGTGCCAAGTAGTGATTTGCTAATTTTCATAAATCCTCCATTGTAAAAGTGTTAATTAAATTACTCTGGTCTTCTCATGACCAACACGGATCCTAGGATCACACCAAATCTCAAATCCTTTCTCCTTTGCATCAAGACAGAATGATACATCTTCTCCACACATATCCTGTACTGCTCCAGATTCAAATACTTGCATCTTAGGAGCAAACCATGGATACTCTAGATTCTCAAATACACCCTTCTTGATTAATACCCATCCGAAACCTGTGTAGTCTACAGTAAATGGTTTCTTTCGTTTTGTAATACCATCAACCATCTCATGATTCATGACACCACCATTACTACGGAAATCATCCTCGTCTAACCAATGAGCAACACTTGTGGTACGTCCATCTTCTGTACAATACCACCCGGCAACAATCTCTTTCTCTTCACCTTCCCCATCGATTGCCATATCACATAGTTGCCAAAACTTCTCAGTGTTAAACACAATGTCACTATCAATCCATAACTGATAATCATACTGTAGTTTACCATCCCATGGAATCTGATTCGGTCCCCTCAGTACATTTGCACCTAAACACTTGCATCTCGCAAAATTAACCATTGAACTATAGTCTTGCGAAATCTGAATGCTCATTCCATTCTGTACAAGATCAAAACAAAGTTGTACAAAATTTTTCAAAAATACATATGAGCATCCTCTTCCAGGTAAACAAAAAACAATGCTCTTTCCCTTCATCCTTGATTTGATTTCATCATAATCCCACTCAGGTCCATTGCTTACCTTTGGTGTCTTTGCCTTTACTGTAAATCCTTTTGCCATTGTTAATAATTTACTTCATGTCAATTTTACTCGTTTATTTAGTTTTTGTCAATATGATGAGTTGTGTATATCTCGTCGATTCACCACACACTCTTCATAACTTAATTCGTTCTCATTATATTCTGTTTTCATTAATCCCACCATGTTAATTAAATTAGACCACGTTTCTTTGAATTTCTCTTCCGTTAACGATGAATATATGCATTGGTCTCTTAGATATACATGATAGATTTTTTCCATAAGACTTAAAAATTTTTATCAGAAATTTTTTTATATATCGACTTATACACTCCAAAATTTTTACCAGAAATTTTTTTTATGAAAGTGAAATCACTCTCTCGTTTTGTCACCTCTGTAGGTTAGGGTAGTTAGAGGTTTTTATAACCGGGGGGGGGCATGGACCGCTAATAAGAATTAACAATTAATCGTAATAACTGTTAATAACGAATAACTGCAGAAACGAATAAGTATTAGTTATTCGTGTTGGTGTTAATAACACTCAGAGAGTTTGTGAGTGTAATACGAAACCCACTGAGTGTTATTAACGAACAATAAGAACGAATACTAACTCATTGCCACTGCATCCTGCTGCTGATTATCATTAACGATCTGCTGCTGATATTCTTCCACGATAACATCGAGGATCTTTAGAATGGAATTACCATCCTTACCTACACGAATCATAGAGAGAATGCTTTGACGATTAAGAGGCATAAGATAAACGGAGTGAATAACGTAATGAAGGTGAACCCCTCACCACCTGTCTAATATAGGGCATTCTGCCCCGTATGGACGGAACACTGTGCCACTTACACAGGTGGTTCTGGACGAATGAGACTCGCAGGACTGTCGTATCTTATAAGACTATTACATCTTATAAGATACACAGATAGGAAGACTGAGATCTTCAACATACGATTTTACCTTCTCATTCTTATTCAAATCAAACACTTTTTTCCAGTCAAGTTCATAAGGATTAAAATCCTCATTAACTTCCATCTCCAAAGTGATTCTGTACTTATTCTTTTGTCTGGTCTTGGAGATCATTGCCATTGGATTTTTGAGCAGTGTATATCTATATTATCAAATTTCAATCCTGATGTCAAGAGTGTGCCAGTAATTTCAGTGTCCTGGGGTGCTTGACATTTTGGAGGGTTTGTGATATAATGCTCGCCAAGATCACAATAACCAGAAGCATTTAGATAGTAGTTACCAGGAGGATTAAGAGAACAATTAGTCAAGGTATTCAGAGATAAAAAGAACAAAATAAGACCATATTTATACCCTTAAATATAACACCATTTTACATTTATTATTACATTATGAAAACATTAACAAATAAATGTTATGATGAACACACATGTGGAAAAACCTGTGGAAAACTACATAAATTCCATCATATAGTAGTCCACAGTAACTTCTAATTGAGATGCAATCTCTTCAATAGAGTTCATCTCATCATTATCATTATCTTCCTCATTATGTTGAGTAAAGAGATCAAGAGTAGAATTGTTCATGAGTTTGAAATGTTAGAATAATCAATGGAGTTAATACACCAACCAGTAAAGGATGTAATCTCATCAATTAGATCCTCTTCATCAACTGCTTCCCAAGGTTCTTCTAATACATCTTTAATCAAAGCAACTTGTTCATCATTAGGCAATTCACCTTCAGAGTCTATGAAATCGAATTGAATGTCATGTACAAGAAATTTCATAAGTTTAAGATCAGAAGTGTTTAGCAAAGATGAATCCCATATTGTAAGCAAAATCTTTTTCTAGATTATCCCAAGTGGAGAGAAGATCATATTCAATCCAATCAGGAACACTAGGATAAGAAGATTCTTCAATTAGATTTTTAACAAAGTCCTCAATACTCATTTCTCCATAATAAGAATCTTCAAAACCAGAGATTGATTGAATACCAAATTGATCAATGAATGCTTCGATTGCTGCATAAGAATACTCTTCTCCAATCGTTACATAATCAACATAATACTTTTGGAAATAGACTTCACCATATTGTTCAATAAAGTCAAACATATCTTCATCATGATAATTATCTTCAATCAGATCAGAGATGAGAGATTTAGTCTTTTCAGTGAGTTGAATAGTAAGCATTGTGGAAAAAGTAAATAAAGGTTTGTTTAGAGGTTTAATTAAACAGATTCATAAACATCATTAATCTGTTCCCAAGTTGCTGCATCATAATATGCGTTCCAGAATTGATGCCAAAGATCTGTATCATCACAGATTCGGATTCCGGTCATTTCACACATCCAATCATAAGCAGTATCAAGATCAGCAGGAGTTTCACTCACAAACTGAGGAAGTTGAGAGAGTGCATCGGAGAATGTGATCATGGGAGTGCGTTCCTTTGACTCTCTTACTATACATGGGTTTCACCCCAATGGGGGGTTTGGTGGACACCTCCTCAACTGTCTCCTGTTAAGCACATGTAAAGATAAAGTTCCCTAACCTTATTACTGTTGTGCTGTTTACTACCCATGGATCTTGCTAAATCATATACTCTTCCATAATGATTTGTATTATCCTCACAATCATACTTAATTGTCTTGGAATATAAAAACTCTACATCATAACATTTATACTCCCCATATGATTTCCATGGATTACATGATGTTTCATTCTTTACTCTCACACATGCTAAATTGATAGAATCTAAATCCTCTTTATCAGATGACTTAGAAATAACTAAAACCCTGGATCCTACCTTAAATGTATTATTTTTTATACCATGCCCAAGCATACCAGATAATTTTCCAGTATTAAAAAGATCATGATGTGTAAATTCATGATCCTTAGGAGTTCGGTAGATACTGAGATAAACAATGTTATTCATGATTCACCACCTAGTTTGACATATAATGAATTTGCCTTATTAACTTGTTGTTGATGATAATCTATCCATTCCTTTACTTCATTCAGTATATCATTCATGAAATCTTCTACTTCTAATTGTTCATCATTCAAATAACCACCAATTAAATCAGAAATTTGATCACGTTGCTGCTTTCTGTAAAGATACTTTACATCTTCCATTATAGATTCTCAACTCGCAGGTTTCATTGTATCAGAATAAGTTACCTTGATCGGGGAGTTAGATACTAGATCCTGAAGTGTCTCCTCACCATAAAGATCAATAATTTCTTCCTTAACTTCTTCTTCAGTCCATGTTTCGATGTTTTCCATGATACTATCAAAAGCAAATGTGATGAGAGTATCCATGTCCATCCCATCAATGATCATGTGAGTATAGTTCTCTTTAAGAGTTTCGAGTTCGTTCATAGTTTGATCAGTGAGTTTAGAATTAGTCATGATGTTTGAATAGAATTAAACTTTGGTAAGTGCATCCTTTTTCTGTTTTTGTTTTTTGGTTGATTTACACCAAACAGATTTCTTACTTACTTTAATTTGTGATGGAAGAACTGTGGTTCCTTGTACTTCATTCACAAGTGCAATGAATCGAAGAAAAAATTGCCTTTCCATTCTATCAGAAGTGCTCATGGTTTCCTTGATTGATTACTTCGTAATCATAGCACACTCAGAGACCTCTGGGTGGGTCTCTGTGCCACTTTAACATGTGGTTTTAGGGTAAACCACCTAAAAGGATAATTTAATTGCTCTAACCTCTTTTACAGCAAATCCAAAAAATGAGAATAATTCTTCTTTCAAATTCTCCTCACTATCTACTTCCCATTCTCTTGCATAAGTTTGTTCAATGATATGTTCTTGCATGACCGGAGGTAATTCAAAATTGTTATCCTCAAAATCATACTTAACCTGTGTGATCTGAAAAATCATGATTTATAAAGTGATGGTAATAAAATTCATGCGTAACCCTATAAAATCATGTGAAAGGATTACCAAGTGCCCAGGCAACTAAACTATATCGAACTCCCCTTGTTACTGGTGTGACTCGATGTGATCGAAAACTTGGAAATACAATTCCAATTCCTTTTGATCTACATCTAGGATCTCTGATAATTTGATTTTCCAATGAATATTCTCCTGGATGACATGGAAAAGCAAATTCTAAATCTCCATCATCATAATCTTCATATGGATCTGATAGATTAATTGTACAACTTATTTTGCGAACAAGTCCATCTTCATTTTTTCCAGAATGATCACTTTCACCATCAACATGCCAATTATAATGATCACCCACATCGTACTGTGAAAATTGAATTGGTTCTATTTGTGAAATGTGCCAATCCCATCCTGCTTTTTTATTACAATCAAGAATTATTGCTTGAACTCTCTCATAGATCCATTTAACATCATCACTAGGAAGTAAAAAAGTTGTTTTGCAGTTTCTTTTATTACTATCATAAACAACCTGAAGTCCCTCTGGTGTGCTCTCCCCAGTTCCTGCTTCTAGGAGATCATCCTGAGTTTTAGCAATATCAATAATTTTTTTACATTGATCTGAATCAAAGCACTTTGGATAATATCGACTTAAAACATTTAATCTCATGGTTTATTATGAAAGGTTATCAATGAATTTTCTTAAGATATGTCTACCTTTAGGCACATCAAATCTTTTATCAATAGCTACCATTAAATCACCCACAAGATCTTTATATTCTACAGGGATTCGTAAGTGTTTGGTCTCTTTTGAATGTTGGTATTTTGGTTTGAAAGGCATAACAATTTATGTGTAACCATATGTATTTAACAAAAAACAGTTTTACCTTCATTGAAGACAACATTAACAACATTCTGAAGTTTTCTCTGTGTTGTCTTACCATGACCACTAGAAACAGGAACAATCACCTTTCCACATCTTTTAGAGTACATACTAAATTGACCAGGAGTAAGTTCACCATTACTAATTGCAGTTCGATCTTCTTTTGCAATACGGATTACCCTTCCAATAGTTTGAAGCATCTCAATAGTTGGAAGATTGCGAAGCATAATGCAATGAGTGAGACCAGTAACATTGATCCCCTCACCTAGAATGGAATGATGAAAGACAATGATCTTTTGGTTTTTATCAGCACCATACTCATTCAATCGTTTGAAGAATACTTCACGACTTACTTTGGTTTTGTTAATGAATGCCCCATACTTGCTGGTGATATGCATTACAATATAACCAAGATCATTAAGTTCTTTCATCATGTCAGTTTGTGACAATGACTCAAAGATAATCTTTGTGGAAGGTGCAGCAACAAGAATCTTTGCATCTTCTTGATCAATATCTTTGACAATGCTGGTCACATTAGTTGCATCAACTAGAGATGCATTTTCTTTAGTTCTCTGAAAATCATGTTCATACACCTCAACCTCAGGAGGAAGAATTGTACCAACAGAAAGTAATTCTTTTGCAGAAACAGAAACAATATGACTACCGTAAATGTCTGTGCTATTCTTCATGCTAGTTTTTGGAGTTGCAGTGAAGAAATAAGCATTATTTGCAACCTGAGAAGTGTGAGCAATACCAACAAAATTAGAAGGTTTCACACTATGATGTGCTTCATCAAAATAAACAACATCAATATGAATCTCTGAAAGATTGATTTTATGTAGAGACTTGTAAGTGGTGAAAATAAAGTGATGCATATTCATTGCATCTGCAATCGCAGAATGATTTTGAATTTCATTCACTTTTGTTGTGGCATCCTGACCACTATGAACATTGGTAATATAAACATTCTCATCTTTCATGAACTCACTGAAATCATCAGAAAGTTGCTCAGAAAGAAGAATACGAGGAGCAACAATGACAAAAGTCATTCTGCTTTTAGAATTATTGATACGAGACTTCGCATCACTCATAAAGATAATAGTTTTTCCTGCACCAGTTGGGAGAGTAAGCAACCCTTTGTTGTGATTTTTGAGTTGTGTTACTGCTCTTTCCTGATAAGGATAAAGATTCATAAAAAAGTTTGGAGATCATTTGATTGATTACTTCGTAATCATAGCAGAGGACTCCCCATTTTGGGGAGTCTAGTGGACAGTTCTACAAGTGTCAATAATTGTTATCAATCATCTTTGCAATTTCATCAAATCTATAACCTGAATCATTTGCAAATGCTAATGTTTCAACTCTACCATCTGGACTTTTAATTTCTTTTATTTGGGGATCACAATTTGGTAATCCGGACCAGAAAATAACATCATTAGGTAGAGTTTCAGATTGATCTAAAAATTCCCACTTGTCTTTTTGTTCAAATTCGGAGAATGTGTGTGACCATTCATGTTCTTTATGTTCTTTACGATAAAGATCACAAAGAACACCTAGACAACAATAACCATCACCATCGAATAATTGTTGTCTAGTTTGTTGATACTCTCCAGATAGGAGAGCATCAATCCATTTTTGTTTAATTCTTTTATCCATACTTTTTACCTCTGATAAAGATAAGAACCTGCCCAATCTGCTCGATTGTACATTTCATTACGAGACTTTTCATCAATAAGATTATATCTGATTCCTTTTGCAGGAGACTTCCAACTAGCAGATTTATAAACATCACCAGTCTTCATGTCAACAAATGCATGAGCAGACCTATTTCCAGCAGCAGTCACATGAATAATTTTAGCATATTTCCTACCCTTTTGATAAACAAATTTATCAAGTACTTCAGGATTATTATTGATTTCTTCGATTTGTTTGGTATGAAAATCTACGTTATCATTCCTTAGAATGTAATGACGATGAGAGTTAATTGAATACTCTTTATAATGCTTAGCAAGAATATCACAAAAATTTTCGATCAAATCAATTACTTTTTCCATCTGAAGAGTGGTGTTGTTTTTTGTGGAAACGAAATCAGAAAATTCAGACATCACTGTGTTTGTTTGATTACTTCGTAATCATAGCACCTGAAGTGGTGCTATGGTAATTTACTGTGCCACTTCAACTTCTGGTTCTTCAGTATTAGTTTCTTCTTCAGTTTCAGATTCTTCTTGAGGAAGTTCTACACCGATTTGTTGCAGATATTCAATAGCACCTTGAACTTTAAGTAGAAGATCCCTAGTGCTTTGTGATGCTTCATTTAGTTCTGAGTATTGCTTACTTAATTCATCTTTTTGAATCAAGAGGTTTTTCAGATGATCGACATGAGAAAGTTGTTCAGACATTTTTAATAACTTTTAGACTATTTTTGAGGTGATTTAATGATTGTTTTTTGGACTTAATAACTCCTTTGGACACTCCTCGGGGGTTTTTTCTTTTTCCAGAATTGTGAATCCAATTTGGAGTATTCATTTACCTAACGCAAGATTCATACTCCACTTCAAATTCACCATATTCATAATCTCCAATAGATTCCACATAATCATCATAATCAACTCCCAAGTATCGAGCAAAATACTCATAATCATCATGTGATTTGATTTCGATTTCTGATAGAATCATTTTAGAGACCTCCATTGAATTGATGTTCTTAGTATAGCACCAAAACTTCACATAGCAAAGTTTAATGTGACACATTTTTATGTGTCACACATGATATTTATACAAATAATCTAAAATTTGAGGAAATTAAGAAATAATTTCATGAAGTTGTTTTTTGTGTTGAAGTTCTAAAATAATAATCTCCAATTCAATTATATCTTGACGGAGATCTTCAATGTCCTCTCTCAAGAGTTCAAGTTTGTACAAACTCCTCTCACTTTTGTACTTCTTTCTCAACTTATCATATTCTTTCTTTACCTTTTTCAGGTCTTGTTTGTAATCAGCAATAGTTTTAATAAGTAGAGGCATGGATGTGTAAACGTATAAATTTATAAGTTAATAACTTATTCAAACTCCATAAGATTGATGTGCATCTTGTTCGGATTCTTCACGCAGTTCTTTTACAATAACGTTAAGATGATCGATTGCACGACTCATAGCACTACGAGAATATCCTGCAGAAAAGGGATAGGAAAGATCTTTATTTTTCCTCTCTTCACAGGTAGCATTTTGCACATCATAACAAACATTTACGGCAGCAGTGAGATTATCAATGATGCCAACTAAACGATCATCAATGGAGTTCATGGGTTTGTAAATAGAAAGTTTGCGAAGTTGACGGTCGGTATCAATAAACATCAGACCAGTTCCTGTTGATACTGGACAAAATATTCTTCGGTTGCCTCATCTATACTCTCTTGAATGACTTGATAGATGTAATCAATGTTCCCAACATCTTCCATGATAGATCTTACTAGAAAAGGATCTTCTACATTGTTTTCATAATCAATCTCACCATCTTCATCCTTCAGATGACAATCATTCTTGGTGTAAATCCATGCTGCACAATGTGCATCTTCACCCTGTTGTTCAATCATTTGATTGACACGTTTTTGAAGTTCTTTGAGAGTGTAGTTCATCAGTCGAGAAGAGAAATGTCGTAGGAAGTGAAGTTAGGGTATTTTTTTTCTACCCATTTTGATAACTTATTGTTCTGTGATTTGATTCCCTTTGGTGTTTTTGGTTTGGTTGGCATCACTTTAATAAATGCCAAATATTCTTCATCAGTTGTTACTTCAATCTGATAAGTTGCAGTGGTTGTTTGCATCATTCTTCAATAAGTTGTTTGAGTGTGTAGTTCATGAGAGAAGAGAATAAATGAGAAGAACAATGGGCAGAACGTAGAACATCAGCAACTCATCCCCATTGCAGAATTGTATAACTGAGGAATCATAGATCCTTCGGTTACTTGATAACCATAACCATCAATACGAGAATAAATCTCACGACGAAAATCTTTTTTGTTGATGTAACTTTTGGATTGAGTTGCACCGCAGAAAGTAACAACTTTAAGCATCAGACGATTGTGAATCTCACCCGTTGCAAATTTGACGGGATAGAAGTCAACAACCATGTTTCCATTTTTGGAGGTGAGTTGCATGTGGTGTTCCTCTCAACATGTCCAATATACATGAAAAAAGGGTCTGATCAACAGACCCTATGCCAGTTATTCAAGTGTCACATCTTATGAGTCTCAAGTAACAAAGTTTTCCACAATTTGAGATTCAATATCTTCAGCAAGAGCAAATGTTTGTGCTTTAAGTATATTTTGCCTCAGTTTTGGATAATACTGAGACCACATATCTTTATCGTAATTAACAATAATACTATAACATTCCTCTGCTGTTTCTGCTACTACGCAAATCAATCCACCATATTCAGATGCAGGAAAGTCAACAAAGTAGTCAACAAGATACATGTACTTTTGAGTCATTAATTTTTCTAGTTTACAATTTAATTATAATGAATTTGAAAATTAAGTCAAGAGTGCATTTTTAGATGTTGTTCATACGCAGCATTATGCATTTCATTCATTGTGATTGGAGGTTCATCATAGATGTTATCATCTGGTTCTGCGACAATAGATTCAAGTACAGGAATGATTAGATACTTAATATCATCAAGATGAGAATCATTGATTGTCATGTCCATACAATCAAGTTTAGATTCACGTTCAACAAGTTGTTCAAGTTGCTCAAGAATTTTTTCAACTTCACTATATGCATAAATCATTGATAAATTCCTCGTTGAATTAAAATTTTACGGATTTCAGAATAAATGAACTTTTTTAGTTTTGGATCATTTGTTTTATCAAATGCAGAATACATTCGATTTAGATAGTCATCTTGTGTGGTAATTTTAATGTTCTTTGCAGTGGTCATACCAATCTGATTCAATGAAGAACCTGCTTTTACTTTATTCCTACCAAAATTACCTGAAACTCTACCTTTAGTTCTTAATTGTGGTTTGATTTTTGAAAGATTTGAATTTTCAATCATATCAACGAACAATTTTCCAATGACAATTACCTTCTTTTGGCAACCACATATAGTATTGCTTATTCAATGATTGAAGAAAATACATAGAATCTTTTTCTTCTTCTACAAGACATGCATGAAAAAGATTCATAGTATACTTAAATCTATACTTTGCTTCTTTAGATTTTGGAACAACATTAACAAATTTTTTCTTTGTTTTAGTCAACATCAATTTAATAAAAAGGTTTTAGAATAGTTAGAAAAAATAATTGTTTTAAGTATCCAATCTTTTTGAAGATACTTACCATCATCAAACATTATTGAAGATGCTTCACCATAATCATCTGCCTCGACTTGAATAGTTGCATCCTCTAGTTGATTCCAAAATTGATAGATTTTCATCTTCTTTTAGTTAATTTCACCTTCAGCAATCAACCCCATCAATTCACGGGCAGTTGCAGCAAAATTGACATGATCTTCTAAACCTTCTCTAGAATATACGTCAAACACATTTGTTTGACGATAAGAATCAACAATCAAACCACATGCATCATATAGAGCAGCAATATGATGTTGCCTAGTGGGAAAAGAAAGTGACATCTAAGGGTTTCTCTTGATTACTTTTGTATTATAGGGTAGGATGGGGTCAGGAGATGCCCTGTTGTGCCAGTTCCTCATCCGTCACAAGACCTACATCACGCAGGTATTCTTTCTTGTCAAATAGGAAGACATCTTTGTTCCAGTTAGCATAAGTTTCGTCAAACTCTTTTGACATACGAACACAACGAAGATTCAAAAGTGTATCATAACAAAGTTTGTTCATGTCTTCTGTTTCACTAGCAGGCAACCATGCTTGTGCGACTTCATTAAACTTTTCACCTACAAGTTCTTCCATCAGTGAGAGTTGTTGTTCAGTCAGATTGACAGTGATCATGGTGTGTTGCGTTGATGAACTTATTATAGGGTAGAGTG